GTTAAAAAATGTTACTTGCCCACTTGCACCCGTCCCCGTTACTGGATTGGTTAAAGCGTTCTGCTTAGAATTAAAAGTAGTCCAATCCGTGCTTGATAATAAACCTTGAGCCGAACCACTTGCCGTTGCAATAGCTAAAGTAATAGTTCCACTTGTTGTAATAGGTGTAGAGCCAATAGTTACTCCGCTTGTTGCAGAAGATAAGCCTACACTTGTAACTGTACCCACCGCACCACTTGAACGCTGCCAAATAGTTCCTGAATAGATTACATAATCGCCCACCGCAAAAGTAATCGGACCAGCACCAAAGTTAACAGTTCCTGCTACGTTACAAATATATACATCGCCCGTGTCTCCCGTTCCGTTTGCAAGTGTAGGCGTGTTAGTCGCTGCATTCCAAGTTCCTTTGTATTCCATAATAGAACTCGGCAACTGAGCGATAGGCACTTTACCTGCACTATCCAAAGAAGCATAACCATTACTAACTCCCTTCTCACTTCTTAGCTGATAAGTATTTAATAAAGCTTGTGAAGGGAACACCTCTACATAAGCAGAGCCACTCCACAAATAAAGTTTCTGCGTGTCTTTAGCGCAATAGATAACGTTAATATCGCCTGTTACTGGGAACGCTGCAAGGTTAGTATAAAACGAAACTGCACCACTAAATATCGCCCCTAATTGCGCAAGTGTAATCTTTTTACTTACTCCACTAATCGGGTCTCCTATAATAGTTAAATCTGTACTATCTGGTGCTAACTCGGTTGCTAATTGATTAATCTTTTTGCCTATCATATTAGTATGTATAAATAGATGGAACTTGACATCTATCGTTTAAGTAAGGTAATTGCATTGTAATATCTATCTTAACTCCTGCAAGATAGTCAGGGTCGTTTTCAGTAAAGAACGTAATAGCTGCGTTATCGCCTATCTCCCAAATAGCTTTAGGGTATCTAAGCTGCGCCACTATGTCTTGACCTACTAAAGTCATATCACTAAGCACTTCGGTTTCGTTGGTTTCTTCCATTAGCATTCTGTCCATAAAGTACAAGCTAAATTGATACTCTATATTCTTAGCTAAGATATTAGCACCCGTTAATGTAAAGAACATAGCAGGGTAAGTTACCTCTCCATTGCTTAAACGTTCCCACACATCGCCAAAATAAACAAAGTTAATTTGTTCGTGGTCGTTTCCGAGTGTCGTTATTTGCTCTGTTATTTGGTTTAACGTTAGGCTCATTCTTAATTTTTTCTAAATAAACACGCAGTTTATTTTGGTTCTTTATTGTTGTTACTTTACTCATAATTAGCAGCTACTACAACCTTTGTCCCCTTGATAAAGTTCCTCAAAGCTTTTACCTGCGCAGCAATCAAAATCGCCTAACCAAATGCTCGTTGTGTAAGCATCATTCTCAGGGTGTATTGCATCAATGCCACTACCAGGGTTTAAGTACTCAGGATAAAGTGTAGAATATTCTTTTAAGTATTTAATCATTCTTTGCTTGTAGAACTCAGCACGGGTCTTGTATCTATTAGCCACGTCAATCATATCTTGCATCGAAGGGTTCTCGGTATTTTCTCCACCCTTCCTTAACAATCCTTTGTTATAGAACTGATAAGACAAGCCCATTGGCAACTCACTAAGTACATAGTGTACTAAAGTATCTGCTATGTATTGGTCTAACAAGATAACCTCGTTGCCGTTCAAGTTGTTTGCCGTAATACCTGCTTGTAAACGACTATATAAGGCACTACCTAAAGCCGGTAGGATATACATATCTTGGGCGGTTTTTATCTCAGGCAATACAAGTTTCTCGTCCACGTTTGCGTGTAAGCCAGAGCGGTCTTTAATATTCTGTACGCTTATGAATAATGTGTTTAAACTCATTTCTTATTTTCTTTTAACTATGTTTGACTTCCACTCGTGTCTGCAACTTGGCGATACTGTATTTGTTCCCGGCTTAGTGTACCAACCGCCTCGTCTGTCCCATACAGAATAACCAAGCCTTGCACTCATTGTCTCTATTTCGCTACGAGTATAAAACTTATTAGCAGTTACTAAGTACTTACAAAAAGGTCTGCTTGTATCTAAATCGCCATCGTTAAAACCTGCTTTCCACTCGTAGCTATATCTAATTAATATCTGCGTAGTTTGTGGCTTCATAGCTTCAACAATCTGTCCGATAGGTGCAGTTAATTGTCTTTCGATAATAACGTTGCTATCAATTCCTTTGCCTTGCTTTACATCATTTGTCTTAATAAACCCCTTCTCAATTAAGGTATCAATAACACGCTTTACCGCACCTACATCTTCTTTAAGTGTGTCAGCAATAACCTCTGGAGTAATACGCTTATCCTTAACAATCAAGTCCAAGATATTAGATTGTAACTGTGTTACATCTGCAAACATTTCAAAGTCCGCATCATCGCTAAATCTTGTCTTGCTTTTAAATACTTCGTAACCACTCCTATCTTCTCCGAACTCAAAGAAAACCTGAAAGTCTTGCTCACTAAATTGCTCTTCTTCTGCACCTAACCAAGTAAATATCTCTTCGTCTGTAAGCGCATAACCGCCCTTAAGCATAGAACTTGCTTGTTCTCTGGTTATCTTACCCTTGTTAAAGTCTCTAATAATACGCTGCATATTTTGCCACTCACGACCTTTCAATCCTTTAATGTGTTCGTTTACACTTAAAGGACTTGCAGCCATTGGTTGCTCGGTTACAATAGGCATACCATTATTGTCAGTCATAGGACTTAAACCAACTAAAGCTCTAATTTCATTTTGCTTCATTGACTCCAATACTTTGTTAGCAACTAATGGACTTAGATTAGATATACCATCAATGACTCTTTGTGCTTCGTTACTTGCATCAACTTCTAAAGGAGGTAAGTTAAGCATTTCTCTTATCTCGTCCTTAGTCATATTTTGAATAAGAACATTCTCTGTAAACTCAATACCGATTGGGTCAGTAGGGATAAGCTTTAATTCAACCTCTAACCCTGCATACTTAGCTAACATATTAAATACACCTTCAAGTTGCATTTGCTTATAGCGTACATAGGTATTGTTAAATATCTCGTAACTATCACGCATTTGTTGGCGGTTGCCTAATTGACCTGGAACTGCAATACCGAATAAGTCAGGACTTGTAATCTGGTGTCCGCTAAATATGTTAGTTTGTATTAACTCATCTACTCTACCGAAGTCCTCTTTAGTTAAATCACTTGCACCCAAATCGTCAACAATAGGCTTACGACTTACATCGTTTACAAAAGCAAGTAAATACTTTTTGCCGTCCGCACCTGTGTACATATTGTCAAACTGCTTACTAACGCTACGCTTCTCGTCAGGGCTTGGCTCTCCGTTTGGTAAAGTAATAAGTTTACTGGCAGAAAACCCTGTTTGAGCATTACCCAAAACGTGCTTACTAACTTCTACATCACTTTCAATGTAGTTAAGCGCACCGAAATAACCAGGAAGGCTATAAACATTCATACCCGGTCTGTACTCCTTTACATAAAGTATCTGCACACCTTGTGGGTTAGCAGGGTTAAATGCATTGTAAATCTCTGCCTTCTCTTGATTGCGTGTAACTTTCCAATCGTCTTTATACCAGAACTGTGTGTTGTCTTTGTTTGTTCTAATCTTTGTATAATCACAATGCCATAACTCAGCTACTTGTTCGCCCATTACACTCCAAATAACTTGGATGTAAGCACCGCCAAATAGTTCTAAATCTAAAGCAACCTTTTTAGTAAGGTCTATAAGGCTCTCTTCTCTATTTACTTTTTTAACTAAAGCCTCTTCTCCTGCCCAACCATTGCCGACAATGTAGTTAACCTTGCCACGAATAATTGCGTTATGCTTTGCTGATTTGTTAAATAGGTCTAATAAGTATTGCGGATAGTCATTATTTTGACCATACTGCATATACCCTTCGCCTTTTTTCTCTTTATATTCCGGTTGCTTTGCTTCCGCAAATGTCAATACTTGTATTTCCATTATTGTCTTATTGTGAATGTGCTTGTTGTTTCGTATTCTGTGAATGATATAGTTGTACCCTCGAGTTCCATAATGCCGCTTTCAAGCAGGTTTAAGCCTGTCGGGTCTGTGTTGGTAGTACTTGCTTGTTCGTAGATTGTGTAGGTGTATTGCCCGTTTAAAGCCGTATTAAAGAAGCTATTTACTACTATGCTAAACTCATTGTAACGTTCCTTGTAAGCACTTATATCCGTATTGTTTAGCCTTACGAATTTAATCTCCGTATTTGTGCTTCTATTCTCAAATATGAATAGATAGTTCGGGCTTGTTAAAAGCTGCTTCTCAGTCAAGGTAAGTATAATATTTTCGGTTTGTCCCTTTGTAAGTCTTATCACAACTATAAATATAATTAACTGCGAATGTTTGCAAAATAAAAAACCCCCACCTAATTAAAGGCGAGGGCATCTATATACAAAACCAAAACAACCTAAGTACCTGGTGTAGTAAGTGCTGCTGATACAGTAGAGTTTACTGAAGGAGCAAGGGCAGCTTCTGCACCTGTGAAGGTTAAAGTGTAACCACTTCTATCCCCAATCGCCGTTCCTGTACCTGCGCTACCGCCTGTAAGGTCTAAGCCTCTTTGTTTGCCTAAGTACCAGAATGCGCCATTGTTATCTTTGGCAACTGCTACTAATGTGTTTTGAGCCAACAACAAGATTTCGTTTCTTGTGTTAGTTTGAAGTTTGTTTAATACTATGGTCAATTCAGGAGCATAAAAAATAGTTCCGTTTTCTACACTTGCATTAACATTCTCAACTAATTGAGAAGTGCCTTTTACAAGTTCGTATTTGAAAAACTTTTTACCAGATGCTTTTACAAGTGCGGTAATAACACCACTTGCTTCTGTTGTAGAAGTAACATCTGCTGCTGCTATGAAATAAACCTCAGTAATACCACCTAAACTGTCTTTACAATCTAAGCTATAATTTTGAGTTAAAGCGCAAGGCATATTTTAAAAATTAATTAGTTTAAAAAAATGGGGGATATATTTCAATCCCCCTATAAATTATGCAAGGATAAACTTCACAGTCTCGTCAGGGAATGCGATGTTAGTACCCATTTTGAACTCAGATACGAAACGTACTTGGTCAGCTTCCTTTGCGTAGAAGATTTCAAATTTTTCCTCTTCGTTCAATAAGTCTGTACCTAAGAACATATTAGATAAACGCATAGCGTAAACCTTGTTAGTTCCGTTAAGACCTGCAACTGCAATAACTTTGATTGTAGTACCTGGTAAGATAAATTCGCTATCAGCTTTTACATCTACGTTATAAGAGAAGCTATTAGCATTCTTAAGAGCAATAGTGTAAGTGCGGAATAAATCTTGACCGCAGAAGATAGTCATATCGTCAGCAGCTACAACTTGTGCAGGGATTGCAGCGTAAACACCATCAAAGATAGATATTACGTTAGCAGCAGTAATAGTAGATAAAGGCGCACCACTAATAAAAGTAGAAGCGTTTGCAGCAACAACACCTGTTGCAGCACCTATTAATTTTACAAGCCCGTCAAATTTATTAAGATTAACATTGACAGAAGCGGTATCGCCAGTCCATAGCGCAGTCTCTAATTGAGCAGCGATAGTCTTAGCTTTCTTTTCGCTATACTCTTGCTCAAAAGGTACTGAGTCATAACTTGAACCTGTTGGTAAAGCCTTTTGTAAATACTTTGCTTCTAAGTCTTTAGGACATAAAGCTTCGTTTACTTTAATCTTACCCGGAGTTACAGTTCTTTGAGTGAAAGTTGTAGAGCCAGAAGCAGTAAAACCACAAGCAGCACCATCTTGGAAGATAGCGTCAGTTTGCATTATATTTATCTTCTCAGAACTCTTAACTCCAACCATAATTCCACCAGCGCTCTTAATAAGAGTCGCAGTTTTTGAACCTAATACAGAAGATGTTACAAGTAGAGCCTCGTTTTCTTTTGTATAGTTTGCTAATGCAGATACATCAAATCCCATTTTATTTTATTTTTATTTGTTTAATAAAGCGTTTCTAAATTTTTCAATTCTATCGTACTTCATATTGTGAGTTGTTACGTTAGAACCGAAGGTTTGTTTTGGTTGCGCAATAGGTTCAGCGTTAGGTGTCTTAGTAAGTGCCTCTATTAATTCAGCTACTTGACTAAAGCCATTCTTAACTTTTGCCTCTAATTGTGCTACTTGTGTTTTAAGATTTTCGTTTTCAGCTACTAAGTTTGTAATTTCGTCAGCCATTTTCTCGTCATACTTTTTACCCATTTCAGCAGGGTTTTCGTCAGCTTCTTTAGCTTCTGCTTCTGGGGTTTCAATAGATAAGATTTTAGCGGCTTCGTCTAAAACAATTTTAGTGCCGTCAGCTAATTGGTGTTCGCCAACAGGAGCAGGACTTCCGTCTGCTAAAGTAACTTCGCCACCAATAGCAAGTTCGCTTACCATAACCTTCGTTCCGTCCATAAGGCTATACTCAGCGAATGTAACAGGTACTTCTTCGATTGGTGCTTCAACAGGTGCAGGAGCATCCATTGGCATATCTTCGAACAAAGCCCTAATTTGCATAATTGCATCTTTTGCGTTCATCATTCTTTTTGTTTAAATATTAATAAAAGATTTTGTTTATCATTTAACCCTCTGCAATATTTCCTTTATTGCATTCATAAGTTCTTGTTCTTTGTTTGGCTTTGTCTTGTAAGTAAACAATCCCTCTACACTAAAGCCTTTGAATTTACCCTCTTTAACATCGTTCCACACCCCTTCGTTATCTACTTTAAAGCTACCAAACCACGACCCGTCTGGTGCATCTTCAAAACCTTTCATTGGTTGTATGCCTCTGCTTTTGTCTGTTATAAAGCTTTCAAACATAGTAACACCTTCGACTTGTTTGTCAGGCGAGTGCATCAAATTCACGTTTGATTGGTAGCCTCTTTTGAAAAACTTTTGCGCAATCTTGAAAATAGTATCTTTAGAAAAGACAACATAGTAATCGCCATAAGTAGCATCGCTCCTAAAAATAGGTACGTCAGCAAGCATAAGAGGTCCAGAAATAATACGCTTATCTTCGCTAACCACTTGAAAGCGTTGTTGATTTTTAAATGCATTCCAGTTCTTTTGTATAGCAGGTTTGTCAACGAGTGCCACATAATCGACCTCGGCATCGTCATTCATATCCTCGCTAATGTCTAATAAATAAACAGGTAAGTCCATATCTTTAAATATTAAGTGTTTTAAATTGTTATCATTTAACCAAATCTTGCCCTTTGCTGAATAGCTGCCATACGTTGTTGGCTATTGGTTACATCGCTTTCTACAACATAGGCTCTCGTTGCTTGATTACCTAAAGCATTTATTGATTGTGCGCTAATATTTGTAGTAGCTGCTTGTGGTTGTGCAGGTGCTATTGGTGCAGTTGCTGACACATTTGGAGCAGAAATGTTAGCTGCACCACCACCACCGCCGCCAGGTGTTTTTACTGCTAATATTGACTTAACGTTTTTAAGACCACCTACAACTGCAATACCGGCAGCAATAGCCGCTCTAATAGGAGACGAAGGGTCTCCAGGTATTAGCTGAGATGTATATGCTTTTTGTGCGCCTAAATAAGTATCAATCGTAGTTGAAGCAATAGCTGCTACTTTTCCTGCCGCAGTATTTTTACCAAGTACATCAGCAATAGTGTTTAATAACTGAGAAGCGATTTCTGCGTTTCTAACTTTAGCTTCTGTCTCTTGCTTATCTATCTCAGTTCTTGCCTTTGCATTAGCATCTATTCCTGCGGTAAATTGCTCTTCTGTTATTAATTTTTTAGCATACGCATCTTTAAGAAGTATATCTTTTTCTTTTAATAAATTTCTTTCTATTTCTAAATCAGCAGTATTTTTAGCTATTTTTTTATCTAAATCACTTATTTCTTGTGCTGCATTCTTTTTATCTTCTGTTAATTTTAAAGCAGCTAAAGCTTGTGTTTCTTTAGTTGCTAACGCTATCTTTAACGCACTCTTTTGTTCAGCAGTTAAATTTTCATTAGCATCTATATCTTTTCTTTGTTGTTCGTAGCTTGTAAGTAATTGTTCTCTTGCCTTTGCGTTTTCGTCTACAATACCTTCTAACTTTGTTTCAAGAGTAATTTTATTTAATTCTTTTTGAAATGCAGCCTCTTTGTCTTTTGCATCTTTTTCATTTTTATCTTTTAAATCTTTTTCTTCTTTTGCAAATTTATCTAATACCGCTTTCTTTTCTTTTTGTTCTGCTGCTGCTAAATCTCCATTATCTTTTATACCTGCTAAAGATAATTTCTTTTGCTTTTCTGCATAAGCTTCTGTTATATTTAATAACTCTTGCTCTTGGTCTGTCTTTAATTTTTTACTTGCTTCTGCTAATATTAATTGCGCTTCCTTTTCAGCTTCTGCTTTTTCTTTAGCAATTTCCTGTGCTGATTTTTTTGTAGATGTTGCATATTTATTATCAGCTTTTGTTTGTTTCTCATTAGCTTTTTTAGCATTGTCTTCTTTAGTTTTTTGAGCAACAGCATCAATTACCTGCAAATCATTCTGTAAGTCTTTGTATCTTTTAGATTGTTCACCATACAAAAGACCTTTACTATCTACGGCTTTTCTTAAATCATTTAATTCATTATTGATTTGTTGCTTTCTAAGTACGTCTACTTTACCTTGTTCCGCTCCTTGTGCTTGTATTAATTTAATCTGCCTTTCTATCCCTTCATTAACTACTTTAGTATTAGCAGAAGATTTTGCAAAGATTGCTTGTCTTTGTTGCTCTGCCCTTGAAGCCGCATTTGTTACTCCTATTAAATCAGTAAACGAGTTAATAACATTTCCAACAGTAGAGGCAAATTTTCCAAGACCTGGTATTGCATTAAGGATTGCAGCTTTTATTTTACCAAAGTTTGCTATTAGTAAACCTAAGGCAATAATTATTGCTCCTATTCCTGTTGCAAGTAAAGCCCCTCTAAATACTTTTAAAGCAACACTTGAAGCAGTTGTAGCTACTGTTGAACTATTGGTTGCCGCTGCTTGTGCTTTAGTTGCTACTGTTGCGGCTACTGTTGTTACCGCATCTGCCTTCTGTATTGCAACCTTTTCGCCAATTACAAAATTATAGGCAGCTTGAAATGCGCTTGTACTTTTTATAACTGCACCTAATTGTTTAAAACTATCTACACTTTCCCCTACTGCTTGTAAGCCTTGAGATAAAGCCATTGCAGATTGTACCTTTAACAAAGTTTTTTCTACTTCTGCTGACTCTACACCAAATAAACCAATCGCCCCTTGTGCTGCTGCAAAGCCACCGGCTACACCACTAAGCGAAGCGGTTAAGGCTTTAAACTTAGCATCTGGATTGAAGGCATCAGTCAAAGCTTTTGCATCGCCTATTCTGTCTTTTAATTCTCCTGCTCTTTTTGCAGCTTCAATAGCTTCTTTAGAAGTTGCCCCAAACTTATCGGATAAAGCTTGTACCTCTTGTTGCGCTTCTTTTAACTGAGATTTTAAAGAGCCTAATGCTTGTTCTTGGTTACCGCCTACTTTTATATCAAACGATAGTTGATTTTCTGCCATATCTTATATTGTTGGGTATTTTGTGTTAATCACTTTTAAAAATGATAGTTTAGTAGTGTTGTATTCCATAGGGTTAAAGTTCTCAACTTTATTAAGTCTAAACAATACCCCGTCTATATAAACGTACTTGCTAAAATCTAAATTGAAAATGTCTACTATGTCTAATAAACCAAAGCAACTTAATAGCTTACTATCCTTGTTTGTAATCTCTGCAAGGTAAGGGCTATGAAATTCGTTAAACACATTAAACTCAGTAAAGTTAGTGGGTGCAAATTGTAATTCTTTAGGTGCGCCAAAGTTAATATCGCTTGTTGAATTATTTGGGTCGTTTAAATGTCCTGCATAACCATAACTTGTAAAGCTACCTAATACAGTACTTGTATTTAAAATGTTCCAACTTGTTACGCTTGTAATTTTCTTTGTCTGCATTATACGAATGATGCTATCCATTCTGTCCTCAGCACTATTTGTGTTTGACTTCTTATAGATTGCAGGGAACACTTTGTCTTGTCCTGTTGCTTGGTATAATACAGATGCCGCAAATATAACTTCTAAATTATCGGTTTCTTTTACAAAGTCAAATTCAGTATCGTATATAAAATCGCCATAACCTTCGGTGTACTTCTTACGATAGTTTTCGTTATAGAAGTCATTGTCTTGTTTGAACTTATAGTTATAGTAACGAGCATTAACTTCACTCATTGGCTTAATACTTAAAGGCTTTGCCCTATCTACTTTGTTAGTCCAATCCAAAGCATCAGCCGCGTTCTCAGGATAAAAATCCACATACGGACTAATAACCAGTTCTTTGTCGTTAAACTTATTCTCATATACATATAGGTTAAACATCTTTACAATGCTTAAAAAGAAGTCCCTTTGGAATATACCCTTTGGGATTGTTTGGCTTACCTTAATAGTTTCGCCTAAGTTAATTTGTACTTGTGTCGGGGTGCTTGTAGTTATACCTATGTTACCCGTAAATATTTCAATCTCCATTAACGTACCAAGTATTTCTACTTGCATAGTATCTGCACTATTAAACGTAATGCCTTGAGCAGTAAAGTTGCAATTAAGCATTCTTGTAGCACTCGCATCAAAATCTTGCGAGGCAATTTGTACTCCGTTTTTTCTAAGTATTACAGTATAGGTAGGCTGCGCAGCATTAAAGAAGTTTACAAAGCCTGTCAAAGTGATTTGTATGTTTGTAGTTAGCGTTGCGCCTGAATAAGTAAACAAAGTATTAGTGCCGTCAATAGCAAAGCTACCTGCGGTTACTAAAGTATATTGAACGAAAGGGTCGCTTGTTAATAGCATATCTCTATTAATAGCACTTGCACTCATACTGGTATTATTTAACGCAGTAATAGTTGTTTGGTTATGCGGTATAATAAGCCTTGTAAATAAAGGCGTGTCAAAGAACGAGCAATCAAATGTATAATCTGTACCTGCAAATATCTTATCTATATATTCCTTTACATACAAAGCAGGTCTAAACGTTGTATATTGAAAGTCTTTTTTTGCTACTCCGTATGCTCCTGGTCCTGTTGAACCTGTACCCGTGCTAACACTTCCGTAATCAATAAGCGGATAGTAATACCCAGAACCCCCTGCATTATCCCAACTCGCACTAATATTGGCTACACTATAAGTATGGTCGTATGCGCTAAAATCTAAATCTTCTAAACGCCTATTACCTAACTGATTAATAAAACCACCAAGTTCCCCAAACACGCTGCACTGGTATTCAATAGTTTCTTTGTCGATAACTATTTCTAATATTCTTAAAGTGCCTTTAAATATCTGCACCTTATCAATAAATATTTTGCAGTTAGCTTGTTTAGTTACGTTGTAGTTATACCCTACGTTTGGTAATGCATCAACTGTTACGTTGGCATTGTTTAGTTCAAAGATGTAACCAAAGATTAGGTTATTATTTGCCGTTCCTGGTATGCTTATTGTTTTGCTGAATGAAGTATTGCGACTACCGAACTCACTTACATCGTCAATGGCATAAGTAAACTCGGTAGATATATCCTGCAATAAATCAATCTTCTCGTCTTCTATGTATATCTCTGTGCTAATCATTATCTGAATTGGCTTGTTAAGTATTTACCCACTTCGACCTCAATCTCAAAGTTAAACAATCCGTCTGCACTATCTAACTTATATTGGTAATTGCTTGTGCTTATTGTAACAGGGAAGTAAGCACCAAGAACCTCCATATATACAATAGGGCTTGATACGAGTTGAGATAGCCACGAATAATCTTGTTCGCTAACCCAATCGCTAATAAGCTTATATTTATCCTTATGCTGAATAGCATAGTTAAAAGTCGTTTCGTTATATCTGTTATATCCATCAATGTTTGTCATTTGCCCACCTACAAGCTGATAGTCGCTTCGCCTGTATGATGCCCTTTGATATTCGCTTGACCTTCTATTAACGAGGGCAAACTTCTTTGTGTCCCAACCGCCAAGCCTATTCAGGAACTCCAAGTTAAATTGTTGGTATTTAGGATAGCACTTATGTCTTATCTTAATTACCCTTGTTTGTGCTGCGCCTCTTTTTAAATAGAAGTTATAGCCGTATGTATCTTCGGTAATTATAGTTCCAGAAGCAAATGCGTTTATGTGTCCTGCTTGTAAGTTAAACATATTAAATTCGCCATCTAATGTTATGTTGCCCGATACAGTACTTGTAACCACATCGCCTTGCCCTAACACTTCTACAAAAGCTGAGTAACCCCCTAAAGCTATGCGTAGAAACGTGATGTAAAAGTTATCGCCATACTCAAGCGTTATATCGTCCGTGTCCCTTTCCGTTAAGAAGTCATCGGTAAAGTTTTCTAATAGTAAATTATCGTAATAGTCGGATAGCACTAAAGGTGTATTGTTCTTTGTCAGAAACACATCGGCAAACAATGGCGGCACGAAGTTGTAAGCTGAGTAGCTGCCAGATGCTAAGTTGGTAGTTGTAATACCGCTAACTTCTTCGCCTATTCTTAATTGGTAATCTACTTTAATCTTGTCGTTTGATGCTACAAGTATTGAACTACCAGAAGGCTCAAAGTAATTAGTTACAAAACTTCTAACCATTGGCGATGCGTTAAACACCCCATAGCTGCCCTCTGCACTTGGCGAAGGGAATACCTTTGACCTAATTACTTGGCTGCCGTTTATATATACATCGTACACAAACTTAAAGTTTGTAGTTCCGCTATTAGTAGAACTTGACACGAACCAAAGGTTATCGTGCATAGACGAATAGGGCGCAGGGCTACTTGTTACTGTTATTGCCATTTTTAACTTCGTTTACTATTTGTTTTATTTGTATTTGAACATCGCTACCAACTGCAAGTGCAACATCTGCTACAAAATCTTTATTAAATATTTGGGCTACTGCTCTGTCAAAATACTTTGTAGAGGTAATACCTTTTCTGTGAATGCTTCTGGCTATAACAAAAGCTAAAGACCTTTTGCTTTCAATCGCTTTAGTTTCTACTCCAAGTTTTGTGTACTTTTTAACCGCTACTGTCTTAAGTTTATTATAACCTAACCATTTTTCAACTGCACCAATATTGACGTATTTCTTTGCCTTATCAAATTTATAGGGTGTATTAGGGTCTGCCTTTTCGTTTGTTGTACCTAAAACCCCTTTATTGATAAACCTAAAGTACTTGTCTTGCTCACTTCCCTTCTCATAACCTACGCTCAAAATATAGCCAGTACCGAATTTAGTTAATAAAGGTTCTGCCGGGTTTGCTAACTTACCAGAACTTGTTATATTTTCCTCGTCTAATATTTGGGTAATCCTTGTGTTAAAGGCTTGTCCATAAATAGCAAGTACCCTTTCCAATATAGGTAAGTCCTTTGGATTGACCTTGCCAAACTCTGTATCTCCTATGCTTTGTATAAAGCTTGACTGAAGTTCTCTTATTTGTGCTTTTGCTATACTCACGCTAATAAATATAAGGAAGGTCTAAAAATAACTAACCCCACCAAAATTGGCAGGGCTTGTCTGGGGGGCTATCTTAATTTCCTATGTTGCTCTTTATCGTAATCGGCTTTAGCCTTTAGATAAGATAGCGTATTTAAGTAGTGTATTGTTCTTAACTCATAAGCTTGGTCAACTGTAATATTTTCTTGGTCGGCAACAGATTTGGTACAATACTGCCATCCAAAGTCTCGCATAAAGTTTGAACCACCTTTAGTGCCGTCTCCGTATCCATCCCCTTCGCTATCATTTCTTGTATCAAATAACCCTGAGAAACTTCTATCCAGTTTCTGTAAACTTGATAAAAAAAAACAACCGATTGGTATATGTGCATAAACTTTGCGCCTTGTAAGTCCTCTGCATATTGGCTATGCTTAGAAGCGTCATACTTGTCATCAACCCATTTGCCGTGCCAATTTTTGCGCTGAGGCATAACCATTGAGGCTGCTAACTTGTGTAGGTTACCTACTAAGTCCGTGCTAAATACTTTAGTCTCAATGTATCTGGCTGCTTTGATTTGCTGCACATCATAGATAAACCTATAACGTTTGCCGTTTACTTCTGTGTACTTAACAGGCTTACCTTCAATTTTATCGTCTAAGAAGCCCAAGGTTGCCTTCATTTTATTAAACTCCCCTACGCTGAGGCTATCGACTTGCGTGTCTGTAATGTTGTATAAAATGCCTACAAGCTTACTTTCTACATCAAGGTTAGTCCAATCCTTTTCAGGCTTAGTTACTATTGGATAAATCTGTTGGTACTGCCATACTGTTAATTCGTTCCAGGTCATTGCTTATCTTTTTTATCTTGTTCTAACATCTTGTTGCTTTGGTCTATTAAGCGCACCCATACTATTGAAATTATGGTTGCAAAGAATATAGAGCATAAAATTCCTACTATCATTTGGTTTGGTTATAAACGTCTCTAATTTCTATAATCATTAAAATTAGTACAATAACTCCGATTATTGTTAAAATCATTTGTTTTATTTTAAAGATACGGCTACACTTGTTGTGCTACTTTTGGCAGGTGGGTAAACCCTTGTAACCTCGCCAGTAACTCCGTTAATAATATCAAGTCCTTGATGTGGCACTTTTTTAAGGAACTCTTCCATATCCTTTTTAGCTTTAGTGGCATCGTTAAAGTCAGCTATAATTTCCTCGTAAGCAGGACTTTCGCATTTGGTATAATCGTATTTAACACCTACTTCACGAATGTTAAACTTAGCACTCATATACTCAAAGTCCTTGCCGTTTAATACGGCTGCTTGTAATACGGCATCTTTGTAGTCCTTGTTTGCCTTTAGGGTTTCGAGCATATCTTCTAAGGCTTTAACCTGGAGATGTGTTTTAAGTGGGTCAAGTTCCCCTGCGTTTAGGCGTTCAATTAATTGATAGGTAAACTCAGCCCTTTGTTCTTTTGTTGTTTCAAAGATTTGTTGTAGTTCCATTTGTTTATCTTTTAAAGATGTTTAGTTTTTGTATGATAGCCATTATTAATAAGCCAATATAAGCTAAGATGCCAATAGTAAAAAAAGCTATTTTGAATTTAAGTGCTTGTAAACGATTGTCTTTACTATCTTCTTTAGTATTTCCCATACTGCAATTATTAATAAGATACTCATATTGTCTCAGGCTTGTAATTCTCAATGTCAAAAAAGCCGATTTCTGACTTATGTTTTGGACTTCTCATTCTACGCTTAGAAGGTTCATACCCTTTACTCTGGCAGTAGGTAAGTATCTCCAGATAGGTAGCATCTATGTTAGACATCATTATACTAATAGGCTCACTTGCGTAATACTTGTCGATGTATTCTTTTGTGCTTTGTGTCATTGTTTAGGGTTATAAGGTAATCAAATGTAGCTGCCATTGCAAAGCCTGTTGCAATTAGCAGAAGGCAAATAGCATAAATCATTTTGAGTAGATGTCTTGTAGTTGCCCTATAAGGTAACAAGCTGCTACTAATACTGCTAAAAATTGTGCGGTTTCTTTTTTCATTGTGTTTGGTTAATATTGTTTATAATTTATTTCCTTTTAAAACTTTTAATACTTTAATTGGTTCATTTCGACTATCTACTATTAATTGATAACTGTAACCTTTATTTAAAAATGATAATGCTTTTTTATATTGTGATAAGTTCATATGCCCTCCTTTTTTATAAGCATTTAACTCTTGTAATGGATTTGAGTTTCTAAAATAAAATTGCATAAATAATGTTTAGTGGGTTAAATTGTGCGTTGAATAGTCGCACCCCTATTTTTATTTACCCTATGAGTGTCCAAAAGAATTCCCACTCATTAGTGTTATGATTAAAATTAGAGTTTAGTTCTATTATGTTATCCTTATG